CCAATACCCAACGACTCCGCAGAAGCATCCCAGAACAACTTCGCAGTCGTGCCAGTGTCTTCGTAGAAGCTAATGTCGCCTGTATTAGCAACTGACAGCCTTAAAGCATCTGCTGTCTCATTTTTAATTAAGAAGTTGCCTAATGAGTTGTTTGAGCCAAACAAAAAGTTATCTGTGTCATCTTGCAGTCTTATGTAAGTAGCCGCAGTGCCTCCGTCAAAATCACCTGCAATGACCGCAGTATTAGCAACAGTCAAACCATCAGCAGTCACTGTCCCCGTTACGTCGATGCCTGTGGAGGTTGTGGCGAGCTTAACAGATGCGTCATGGAAAACTTCTACTTGGGCATCTTTATAAATTTTAACCATGTTGTCAGAACCTGCTTGGAGGTTCATGGTTGAGCCGTTAGTAGTTAGGTATAAATTACCTGTCCCTTCGTCTTTTATGTAGCTATCAGACGCATCATGATAAATTTGAAGGTCAGAGCCAGCACCAAAGACAGCCTTGTCGTTGTCGCCGAAAGTTATATTCCCGGTAGTAGCAAGATTTGCAAAACTAGCTGTACCAGTTGCAGTAATGTCACCAGTAGTAATACTTGTAGGATTAGTACCTACTTCGATAACAGTGCCGCTTCCATTTTCTGTATACAGGCGCTTGTTAGTCAGATCTAATGCGGGTTCACCTTGAACAAGATCACCACCCGCAGGAGCGCCAGAGCCGTTCTTAAGTTTAATCGTGGTCATTAATAAGTTCCCCCGTCAATTGTTGACAGTGTAGTTGCAATGGATGTTGTACCAGAGCCTGTAACAGCTCCTGTAAGGGTAATCGTTTGGTTGCCAGTTAGATAGCCAGCACTAGCATGGTTGCCCCAGCCGTGTGCCGTGTCAGCCTTAGTGCCTTGTGCCGCAGTAGCGTAGTCAGCAGAGCTAAACGCTTTAACCTGTGCAAGGTTAGTAACCTCTGAGTCCATTAATGCGCCAGCCGCTGTTACGTTAGCTGTATCAGTTATGTCCGCACTGGCCTCAATACCATTTAGTTTTGTGTGGTCTGCATCGGTAAAAACATTAGAGTCTGTTGCGGCTTCTACTGCGGCTCTAATCTCAGCATTGGTTTGGTCGCCTGTAGCACCTGTTTCTATACCGTCTAGTTTACTGTGGTCTGCGTCAGTAAAGACGTTAGAGTCAGTAGCGGAGTCAACCAGCGTACGGATTTCAGCCGCTGTTTGATCGGCAGTTGCACTGGCTTCAATGCCGTTAAGCTTAGTATGGTCAGCATCGGTGAATACATTAGAGTCTGAGGCTGACTCTACAAGTGCCCTAATTTCTGCGGCTGTTTGGTCTGCTGTAGCACTAGCCTCAATGCTATCTAGCTTAGTGCCATCTGTTGCTACGTCACGACCATCAACAGTACCTGTAAGTACCACATTACCCGTGATGTTGACGTTACCTGTACCTGTAATGTCGTTGCTGTTTAGGTCTAAGTTACCGCCTAATTGTGGGCTAGTGTCACCAACAAGGTTAGGATTAATTGAATCCCAAGCACTTCCAGTATAAATTCTAGTGCTGTTGTCACCGGTATTAAAGTACCAGTCACCAGTAGTAACAGCGTTGCCGTTCAGGTCTACTGTAGGGTTGCTTGACTGTGCACCAAGGTACAAACCATCAATAGCGTCCTGAGCAGCCTCAGCAGCCGTTTTAGCGGCCTCTGCAGCCGTTTGTGCAGTTTGTGCTGCAGTAGCACTAGTAGCTGCGTTTGTAGCTGAGGTAGACGCTGAGGAGGCGCTAGAGGCAGCATTGGTTGCTGACGTAGATGCTTCTGACGCTTTAGTAGTAGCGGTAGTAGCAGAAGCAGCAGCGTTAGTCTCTGCAGTCTCTGCATTAGTCTCTGCAGTTTCAGCCGCTGTCTTTGCTACTTCTGCTGCTGACTGGGCTGTTTCTGCTGCAGTTTTAGCTGTTGTTGCAGAACCTTGAGCAGCAACCGCAGCGTTCTCTGCAGTCTCTGCATTAGTCTCCGCTGTTTCTGCGTTTACCTCTGCAGTCTCAGCATTAGTCTGTGCAGTCTCTGCGGAAGCCTGAGCAGCCTCTGCAGCAGCTTGGGCATTAGCCGCAGACGTAGCAGACGCTGCAGCTTCATTTGCTTTTGTAGAGGCTCTAGTTGCTTCTAGGGCTACTTCAGACGCATAAGTATCTGTACTAGCATCACCAGATCCGCCTGTGCCACGAAATAAAGCCATCAAAAGCTCCTACAAAAGAAAAGGAAAAGGGGCCATTGCTGACCCCCTAAGATCGTTACTCTGCGATTGCGAGTACGAAACCAGCTTCAGGACGATATACCTGAACACCGTACAGGCAGTCAGCCGTGTACAGAGTTGAGAGGTATTCCTGCTTGTACTGGGTCTGTGAACGTACAGCCTGCTGCTCTGCCATGACGATTGCGTCAGTGTGGAACAAAAGAGCCGCACGGGTGTCGACAGAAGACGCAGTGTTGTCTCCTGCTGCTTCGATAGTTGCACAGTTGTTTGAGACGTAGATGTCTACACCGTACAAGTTACCGATCAGGCCAGAGTTAACTGCTTGACCAGTTACGAAGTCAGAAGACACGTATCGGTCAATACCCATGATAGTGTTACGAACAGAGGGTGGGATAACAAGCGAACGTCCGTCCATAGGTACGTTGTTGTCATCAAGCTTCTGGATCATGTCACGGAAGAACGCATCGGTAAACACGTCAGCCGCTACCATAGTGTCGTCAGTGTACTGAGTAGTTGTACCACCATCGTTGAAGAAACAACCAGTGTGCTGGTAATCAGTAGGAGCTACTGAGCCAGAGAACACAACAGAACCGCCGTTACCAAAACCAGTACCGCAAGAGTGGAGGTCCTTGTCGACTTGTACTGAAAGCGCATAACCAGCATCTTCAGTGTAGAACTGACGGAGGCTAGAAAGTGCCTGTACTTCTACGATGTCTTCGATCAAACGTGAGTATTCGAAGTGACGGTCGATGTCAACAGTCAGTTCGCTCTCAGTGTTTGCAATGATAGTAACTGCAGTGTCAGCAGCCTTAGCATTTGCATCGCCACGAGTTGGCTTTGGAATGTGAAGCTTGTCGCCTTTCTTACCTGACATAGCAAGCTTTTTAACAAGCGGAGCCATCTTCAGGTTCTTTTGATAAGCAGCAATAATCTCGTCACTCCAGATTTCTGGAATAAACGTTGCCGCTTCAGTTTTCGCAGTATTACCGCCTGCGCCGGGATATGTTGCAGTAGCCATGTCAATCTCCTAGATTATTTGACTCGACCCTCTGCGTACGCCGTCAGTATTTCTCCTGACAAGGCTTGGTATCGCTCAGGGTCTGTTTTCATAAGTTTAATTAAGTCGGCCCTACGATATACTTTTTTACGTGATCCCTCTGCACTGCCCCGTGCGTTGCCTGTACTTGCTGCCTTAAGTTGTTGCTTACGTGCCTGTTTTTCAACTGCGGCGGTTTGCTGAGTTACTGTCTTCCGTTCTTTCCAGAGTGAGAAGAGTTCGTCAGCGGCGTCAGCATCATACTGTTGGTCAGCTTGTACAAACAATTGAGTCCTAATCTTAGAAGATTTTATCCATTCTGCAAACTTAGGATCACCAAGGATCTGTTGCATATCTGGATGTTTACTATTTAGTACGGACAACGAAGACTGTTTTTTGTATTCGTCGTTGTACTGCCTAGCTTCTTTAACACTAGGGTGGTTCTCAATTGCACGATTAACAGCACCTTGTGGGTCTGTAAAATAATCTATATCGTCTTCAGGCTCAACGTGTTGCTGTTGAGGTGCTGGTGGTGCCGTAGTTTGATTAGAAATGTAATCGTCTACGACTTTACGAAGTTCTCCCACTTCAGAAGACTGACGGCCTAAAAGCTTTTCAGCTTCTTGGTGCATCTGTACTACTTCTTCTAAAGACTTGCCTTGATACTTGTCAGGTAAGTTTGGTTCTTCGGGATAAGGTTGCTCAACGGCGGTTGTTGCCTCTTGTTGAATCTCATTAACTTCGTTTTGTTCGATTTGATCAGCGTTACCTTCTTCAGGGGCTTGATCTATAATCGTTGCTCTAGACATGATTAAACTCCGTGATCGTTATCATTATGGAGATGTTATTGTTTACCTGCTTTTTCGTGTTCCCTAACCCATTTCATATGCGCTCCGGGGAATGAACCATCGGAGCCATTAAGGTGGAAAGACGGGGCAGATAACATTTTTGTAGCGTTGGCACCGCAACCGCACCTACTGGTTGTAGTACCATCCTTTACAAATTCTTCAAAGACG